CCTACTCTGGTATGGTGTATATACCTTTAGACAGGCATAGTCTATAAAATATACGGCTGGCGGCAACGGGCGCAGAGTGCGCGGGGGTAAGTCATGGAGCGTGGGACGGTGGGGACGCTATGAAATGGCTAGCAATTCAACTATACAGCGACGGCGGGGACGCAATCGCAAAAACCTCTTTTCAGTAGACAGTAGTAATACTGTGTACTGTTAGGGGTTTTTCTGCCTACCAGCTTCTAACAGGGACTATATTTTTTATTACCCTATTGACAAACAGAACAGAGGGGGGCTATAATATAAGTAAAGATAGGAGTTGATAATTTGTTTGAGTGGAAAACAATAATTAAAGTTGCTGCCGCCGCTGGATTAGTGACTTTTGCGGTTAAATTAAGTGCCGGACTTACCGAAGTGTTGATAGAATATCCTATATGGCGCGGCTGGTTAGGTGGACTGTAGAATGGCTAACATGATAAAGCAGTATGAAAAAGTTAGGGCTTTCAAGTGTTCTAGCAAAGAGTTTCCCGAGCTGGGAATAGTTATAGCCTTTGCCTACAACTACAGTGAGGCTAGGAATCTAGCTAAAGGAGTATTCAAAGAGGTTAACCCGGCAGTAAGGTATTTAGGCATTAGGGCAAGTATCGTATTAAAAGACGTACCCAAAGAATTGAATAATAAGGTATGCTTTAACGAGAATCACGAAGGGTATGAATTAGTTTCAGAATTTTTGTAAAAAGAAAGGGGTAAAACACTATGCTACAACCTATGGATTATTCAACGAAAGAGGAATTTATTAACGACCAATACGAAAAGTTATCAGAAACAGGGAAAACAAAATTCAGGATGAAAGTTGCAAAAAAAAGCATTGATTTAGATAGAGCTTTATATCTATGGTCATTTTTCGGCTGGTTTGGTTTTCATCAACTTTATTTAAAAAATTATGGCGCGTTTTTCGTTCGCCTTTTTACAATGAGTTGCTTTTTAACTTTATGGTTTAAAGACCGCTTTACCATTAAAGATGACGTAAAAAAATATAATACAGAAGTCGAATTACAAGCGATTTTAGAATTGATTTAGGGGGATAATATGAACGCTCAAGAAGCAGCTAGGATATTAGCTAAAGAAAACGACAGTGTTGTCGTTGTGGGAATAAGAAGGGAAGCAACAGGCGATTTGATCAGCGACGAATGTTTTTTAAATTTAGACGAATTTCATGCAGCCGTAGTGTGCGCGAATTTAGTAGGATACATTTTAAAAATTCAAAAGAGGAAAAACTCTATAGACCACATATTGAAAGGCGTCAAGCAGTTAGTTGATGTGGGTATTCCGTTAGATGAAAAAACAGAAAGGGGCTTATAGCTATGGCAAAGAAAAACGGCAGCTTAAAATTAAAAATTGCAGCTTGTAAAAAATGCAAAAGTCAGCCAAGACTAAAATTGGGACTATCCTTTTACTTTGAATGTAACTGCGGACAGTCTATATCAGGCGCATATGGTGACGGAATTCTTGAAACGACTAGAAAATGGAACGAAGCCCAACGCGAGGACAAAAATGTTTGAAAACCAAACCTTAAATAAAAATCGTGTGCTACCGTCTGCTATGATATTAGACAGATTGAGCATAGAATGTATTGCTAAAGCTGCAACGAAAGAAAAAATCATAGAAAGCTGCTGCATTTCTAGCACTAAATTAGTTGAACAGTTAGTAAAAAGCGAGCCGCAATACAGTAAGATTGTAGAAAAAATGGCAGATGTATATATATCATTATCGCAGCTATTGATAGCTTTACCGATACGGGACGACGATTTAAACGCTGCCATAAAACGTAAAGTTTCGAGAAAGCTCAAACATAATCCGACATTAATTAAATTTTGAAAAAGCAGGGC